CTTTTGAATTTAACAGGTTCCATATTTGTTATCAACCCAGTATGAAAAACGTTCAATCCATTTTCCGCATACTAGAGTAAATGAAAGATAACTGGACATATATTGCACTTCTGGCCGCCGTTGGATTGATCGGCTACGTTCTTATGCAGACAAAGGAGACATTCGTGCCCGAGTTTCTAGAACAGGGAAATGTAAAGGCAACATCTGAAACCCGCCAGTCATCGTATGCGCAGAAGACAAATCATTTTGTCATGACGCCTTCTAAACCTGAACCAGTTGCTGGCACGGAAACTCCTTTCCGCGTCAATATGCACAATTCATTCATGACTTAAAATAACGTTCGCATTTATTTAGAGATACATACACCTATTTAAATAAAAATGAGATTTCATGTATTTTCACTACCGCATACAATTACTCGTGCAGATTATTCCGCATGCGCGTTCACCCAAAAAGTTTTGAAATTTTGCAAGATGATGACTGAACGCGGCCACACTATTTATCACTATGGTCACGCTGATTCTGAAGTTATCTGTACTGAGCACATTGCTGTGACTGATAACGAAGTTCTCGAGAAAGCATACGGAGTCTACAACTGGAAGAAGAATTTCTTCCAGCACAATACAGCTGATTATGCTCACAAGACGTTCAATGAGCGAGCTATTGTTGAAGTAGGTAAACGTGCTCAACTTAATGACTTTGCTCTATGTTTTTGGGGGTATGGTCATCAGCCTATCTTTGAAGCACATCGTCAGCTAATTCCGGTTGAACCTGGTATTGGGTGTCCTAACAAAGTATGTACTCCTTATGCAGTGTATGAATCATATGCAATTATGAATTTTGTATACGGAAAGTTTGACAAGTCTCCTCATTTTTATGATGCAGTGATCCCCAATTATTTTGATAAAAATGATTTTGAATTTTGTGATACGCCTAAAGATTACTTCGTTTTTGTTGGTCGCATAATTGAATCCAAGGGCGTTGGTCTTGCCGTCGATATGACAAAGAGAATCGGTGCTAAGCTTTATGTTGCTGGTCAGGGAGATCTAGCGTCTGTATGTGGTGGAACTATTCCCGATCATGTTACCGAAATTGGGTATGTAGAACCTGCTCAGCGCAAGGAACTTATGAAATATGCTAAGGCTCTAATTGCTCCCACGTATTACAATGAGCCGTTTGGTGGTGTAACAATCGAAGCACTTTTCTGTGGAACTCCAACGATTACAACGGATTGGGGAGGATTTGCAGAGAATAACCTACATGGAGTAACGGGATACCGTTGCCGCACGATGGAACAGTTTATCTGGGCGTGTAAAAATATTGATCGTATTTCTCGTCAAGATTGCCGCGACTGGGCTGTGAATAACTTTAGCCTAGAACGTGTTGGTCGTATGTACGAGGAGTATTTTAGCAATGTACTAAAAGTTCATGATGGTTCAAATGGATTTTATGCAGAAAATCCAGACCGCACTGACCTAGAATGGATGACTCGTTACTATCCTACAGGATCAATACAGAAGCCTCCGACGGTTTCTGAGGAACTGTCCCCGCAGCCCTGTGTTGTAGCACTAACTCCCATGTAGATTTAAAACTCTCAATGTTTTTGACAATCCAATTGGGATTATGATCAACCGTTTGCTGCTGTATTTGCGCAAGTTCCCAGTAGAATAGTCTGTGATCATCTTCTTCATTAAAGACTTCAGATCTCCAAACTGGAACCGTTCGGCTATCATTAAAATGTTTATAAATAACTTCTCCAGCGTCTGTAACTGCAAAGAATGATTTATACTGAGATTTGGAATCAATCCACTCAGTATAGGTTAGCTCCTTAAATTTCATCTCTACAAACTCACATTTTGAAATGCGAGTACATTCCATTTGAAGTTGCATTTGACACATATACTGAGTAGATATAGGGCTACCGTCTAGTACACGACTGATAGGACACTTAATTTCAATCAGACGATTGTGCAGAGGATGCGTGGGATCAAAATGGCGAAGAATACCATCGGGAGACGCACCTAGAAACGAATAGTCGGGATGAGGAATACACGTTGTATCTACAATTTCGATTCCAGGATTTTGAAAGCAATAGATATCTTTTGCTATTTGTTCAAAACGTGTACCCCATACGAGAGATCTAGAACCAGATCCTTCCGATGAACGCGGAACGAGTTTTGATACTACAATTTCATGTTTCATTGCAGGAGTTGCATCTGCACATGCTTTAACGATTTCTGAAGCAGTTAGCATTTCTCCTCGCTTTTGATGCCATTCATCCGTTCGTTGATCATTCTTTCCATACTTTGCAATTAGATCATCTACATTACAGTTATCCATTTATTTTATAACCTATACTAGTATATAAACCGAATCCATTTTAATGCTGAAGATGAAAACTATCAAGAGAATGGAAATCCAATCGCAAGAACAATGGGTTCTATATCGACTAGAAAAGTTTTATACAGATCCTTCTAACTTTAATCGAGTGAAAAATATCATAGATGGCAAATCAAAAATTTCACTTCGCCTTATTGATTGGTTTGTTACAAATTATTCAAAAAAATACAATATAACATACATAACAAAAAATCAAAAGCATATGATTGTATATTTGTCGTATAAGTCACATCTCAAAGCATATAGCAAAAAAATGTTCGATCCATTCTGTCGTTGGAAGCGTATTAAGTTTCGTGATATGGAAACAACTGTTGGTCAGTTGAATTTTTTCGAATGGGCAATCACAGATGAAGTTCTTAAATATCTAGAAGATCACCAAGACGAAGTTCATAAAGATATGGAAAATCGCCTTCAGGATTCAAAGAAGAAGGAAGAGCAACCAAAGAAACGCCATGAGCTTTCAAATTCGGCGACAAAGTCTATGAAGCATCATGAAACGCGTGTAACTATATCATTTGATTAACTTTATTAGTAACAAATGTTCTCTAAGTTGAGACCGTCACTTGTTTATAAAAATTTATCCCCCGAGATTGCTAACCATGATCAGGACATAGATGCAGATGAGTGGGATTATAATGGTCGTCTTGTATATCGTGGAGTAGCTGATCCACAATATCAAAATCAAGGGCTTTCTGTATATTGGTTGTATGATGCCGATTCAAAACGTGTTGGACTTTCTGAGCATGAAAAGGACAATGAAGAAAAATTTGAATCAATTTGGTTTCGCGATAATGAGTTTTCCACTTTGCTACAAGAAGACTGGAAGTCTCTCGATAAAACAATTTGGTCTGCATTAAGTCCCGAAGCATATCAAGATTGTTTGGAAGATGATTTTTCAAATGTAATTGACCGTACACTTTCATCCACGACTCGTCTCATAACACCTTCTTTTATAGAATCATTACCAACTATTTATGAATGTGAGAGATGCAATAAGAAGTCTATTTCAGAGTTGAAGAATTGTTCAACCGTGAAAAAAACATATATAAGTTCTAATTCTATTCTTTTTATTGATTCAAATTATGTTTTATGTGTTCCTCCAGAAAACTCTTCTGTTTGGTCTAAGCTGAAGCTCCCACCGCCTTCTTACGACGGCTCACGGGCTTCTCCTCAGCCGGAGGCTCATCACGAACCTCTTCCTGTACCTGAACAGGAGCATCCTCCTCTACAGGAGCATCCTGTAGCTCTGCAGCTTCCTCTTCATCAGGAACCTCATCCTTGAATACATCCTTGGCAGTTACACGGCTCTGAGGATACACACGCGCAAACGTGAGCTTCCATGAGACACCAAATCCACCACCGGACATCGTATAGATGCTACCGCTGATTACTAGACTTGCACTAACTCCCTTGGGGAATACGCTGACGATTGACTCCGGAGTTGCATAAATAGGATTACCACTTCCATCTGCAATGTCAGACTTTACACTGCCATCGTAGACAGGAATCTTCACGCGAAAGCTAGGCGAGTACTTTCCGTTGGGAACCTTCTCGCCGTTTACCGTATCAGTTGAGACTGACACGATCTTTGAGAAGCTATCGCGAAGAGCTTCAAGTGAACGCTTCTTGCCGAACCACTTCGTACTGTTGTCGAATGCCTGCTGAATAACCGTATCCTCTAGATCGAGGAGAAAGTTATAGAGTGCACCGGTCTCAGAACCATCCGTACTACGCTCCTTTCCGAACTTGTCACATCCGTCAAGAGGTACACTCATGGTATATGAGCTTACACCGGTCTTCTCATCCGTGCGAACCCAGATTCCACCAGGGATCTTGATCTTTGCAGGTAGACGAACCTGGATATTCTTACCTTCGAACTTCCAATTGATAGGCGGATTGCGGTTAGATTTTGCCATGCCTACTACGAAAGTTAGCTTGCTCGTGTCGATCTTAGAAGGAGATAGGATGTCAAAGTTGCTAGCCATTTTATCTTGTTGTGATTGTTATAGTACCAAATCGATTTAAATCCGTTTTCAATTAAGATAATAAGATGCCATCATGTTCGGCATGTAAAAGTTTAACTTCATCTGATCGATGTACATACGAAGCAATGAATGGTACAATGTTTTGCAAGCGGCATATCAAAGTAAAAACTCCTCGTGTTTGGTCTGTAGTAAATAACATTGACCCAAAAGTTACTCTGATTCAAAAAGTATGGAAAGGGTATCATATTAGACATCTTTTGCGTTTGGCAGGACCGTGTGTATTAAATAGAACAAAATGTAGCAACAAAGAAGAGCTCTTTACGTTTGATGAAGCCAAGTCAGTTAGTCCATTCGATTATTTTGCATTTGAGGAAAACAATCAAATATACTGGTTTGACATTCGGAGTATAATACAGTGCCTCGATTCTGCAGATGAACTAATAAATCCATACACGCGACAAGCTATAACGGCTGATGTAAAAAAACGTCTGCATAAACTTCATGTATATCGGTTGCATAGAAAACTTCCAACTTTACATACAGATCCTCCTTTTAGGCAACTGAATGAAATAGTAATTAATCGTTTTAGACATGTTTCTCATATTTTGCAAGCAAATGATTTTTTTGGAATTAATCCCGAATCATTCATATCACTTGGTCCGATTAACGTGGATTTCTATGTAGTATCATTATTTCAAGGATTCACCGAGTGGGCGCTTGAACATGCCAGTAACAGAGAGTCTCGCAGACATAAATATTTACTGTACATTCATGATCTCCCTATACGATTTCAACATTGTTCATACATGCAGTATATGTATGTTCTTTCGAACATCCTTCTTTTTATTTTGAACGATTGTTCGGAGCCGTTTCAACCTTGTTTTATAATTATGAGCGGTTTGCATAGAATATGATTTAAACAGGTCAGGATATATGTAAGCATACCAACCGCGTTAGAAATGTCTTCTTCTTCTACCTCAGTTAATGCAAACAAGATGGCCAAGGATTCCAAGACCAAGCCCGCCCAGAAAGTTGATGCCGCTGCCCCCGTAGTTGCCCCGGCCGCGAAGGCCCCCCGTGCGAAGTCTGCCGCGAAGACGGTTGTTACGGTTCCGGTTGTGACCGCCGCCCCCGTGGTTGCCAGTGATGCCGCCGTAGCTGTTGAGGATACGCGCACCGCCGATGTGATCCTCTCCACGCTACAGGAGACGCTCAAGGCGATCAGCACGGAGATGACGACGCGCATGCGCGATGCGGTCAAGTCTGCTCTTGAGGCGAGCAAGGCCGTCAAGCGTGAGCTCCGTAGCAAGGGCAAGCGTCACCGCAAGAACCCGGAGGACATGACCCCCGAGGAGCGCAAGACGTACGAGTCCCGTCGTGCCAACAACGCCTTCCTCAAGCTTCGCCCGATCACGGATGAGCTTGCGACGTTCATGGGCCTACCGTCCAAGAGCCAGAAGAGCCAGACGGATGTGACGAAGTTTGTTGCCAACTACGTCAAGGCGCACAACTGCTTTGATCCCTCCTTCAAGCGCCGCATTCTCCCGGATGCCAAGCTTGGCAAGCTACTCCGCGTCAAGGATGGCCAGGAGGTTACGTACCTCAACCTTCAGAGCTTCCTCAAGGTTCACTTTGTCAAGCCGACGGCGTAAATTTCTAGTTTTTTGTAAAACTAGTGGTGGAGGAGAATAACTAAATTAATAATTACAAAACAGATACCAAACGGTTGTCTATTTTGTAAAACGGAATTATCTTCTGTTTTGATCTAACTAATAAAAAATGGAGAACGTTCCAGATGCAGAAGAGTTTGTTAAATCTCGGTTTTGCATTCCAATCTATCAGCGATCGAATCTACGTCTTGGGAATAATACAAGTGGATATTTGCGAGGTGAAGGAGTAATATTTCTAATCTATACAGACGAATCGCAAACATATGAATTCATGTATAATACAATTTCAAAACAATTTGGTGAATGGAAAGGTCATCTTGAAGAATGTTGTGCAATGAGCTGTGATTATTACGGATGTGCTTTAAACTATAAGTAAAAACGAATTTAAACACTTTTTATTTGATGTTGATAAAGATAACATGTCGGTCCCTCAGAAGAATTCGGGAAACAAGAATAAGGGTCAATCTGCAAGTCATAAAAATCACGATAAACTTATTCGTGATTTCATTGATGACATGATGACCAATGGATACGTTGAAGATATTTATATCGGAAAAATTGTCCGAATGTTTGGCAATAGCCGTGTTGAAGTTGTCTACCAAAAAAAGGTAAATGATGAAATTTTAGTAGATGTTGTTCAGGCATCTATTCCCGGAAAGTTCCAGGGAAGAAATAAGCGCCATTTCTGGATTGAATCGGGAAGCCTGATTCTTGTTGCAGATACAGGCCTTGGATTTGAACTAGTTGGTTTGCTAAGCAGAGATGATATGCAAACAATTAAGAAATATACAAAGATTAACCATAATATTTCAGGTGATGAGGTCATCGATGAAGTGTTTGAGAAAGTTGAAGACGAGGAACTAAACGTTGATGCTATCTAGATCAGAATCCGATAAGATTAGTTCATGTGGTAGTTCTAAATATAAAATTGTACTGAAAAATGGAGTAATGCGGTTGTCGAGAACAGCTGCGCGAATTTTTACATTCGTTGTTATCGTCGTTAATAGACGGTGAAATAATTCATCTCTCTTAATCGTATCTTTCACTTTCATTTTACAAACATTTCCATCCCATCCACATAAATTTCCTTTGCAAGATGTCTTGGAAAATTGTCCACATGGCTGACGTATTTTGCTAATGAAATCAGATGGATTCTCAATATCAACAAACATTGTTGTCGCAGAAAACCATTTCTCCAATAAAACACTTGTTATTTTTTTGTTAGAAAATTCAATAGCATCACGGAGTTGACTATAATCGTATGTTGACAAATCTCTTGCAAGTTGGAACAAAAGAAATTCAAAAACTTCAGATGAATAATTTATATCTCGATACACAGCTTGAAGTTCAGCTGATTGCTCACCAAATACAAGATCACTTTCTCCAAATTTACGAACCGTACTTGTCACTTCATTGTTCTCGTGAACGCCTTCAGCCGTTTCCGGTTGAATCGGAATAACCAAACCAGAAGATGTAACTATTTCAACTTTACGATTCATATTGTCGTATACATCTTCTCTCCACGCATATCCTTTTGAGTATCCTTCTGCAATTATAAGGTATGATCTAACATCTTCGTATGTCGGTAAGCTAAATACATCTTTATACCCAGATATTTTTGCCTGAGCAACATCCGGTAAGTTTGAAGGCTTAAACGGCAATATCATTTTACCTTCAACGTAAAAAGCTTGGCCTCGTCCGAATGGATCTAAAATAATTGAATACGAGGACGCGTCTACATTTGCAAGAAGATCGGGAATAATGCTCAGTGCATCATTATAGTTGGGTATTTCGGTTCTACATGAAATATTGCGCAGACGTTCTAACTCGTGTTGTGTTTTTTTATTAAATGGTTCTGCATAAATATTTGATGTATATGCAAATGTTCGACTCAAAACGTAAATAAATGAAAGAATGTCAATGTCTTCTTTATTTTGTAAAACAACAATAGCTCGGTTTTTAGGACGTGTTATAACGGATGAAAACATACATCCCATCGTATTTGTATCTGTATAAATTCTGAACACATCGCATTGCAAGGATAACGCGGCATACTCTAGTTCGTGAATTGAAGATAATTCTTGTGCGTCGTATGCGTCCTGAATACCAGATATAATTCTTGACATATTTTTCTTCAGAAGATCATCTTTTGAAAAAGGCGCAATATTTCCAAGAATATCATATACCTTTTCAGCATGTGAATCTGAAACACGTGTCCATGTTGACACAAAAGAACATTTTAGCAAAGTATCGATCGAATCAACAGGAGGTTTTATTTTTATATTGTTTATACTTGCTTTGAAACTTAACAACATTGGAAGTGTTTTTGCAGCGTGACCTATTCCAACACGAAAGTAACCAGAAACGCCAGACGGAATGCGTCGACCAGATCGAACAATTAACTCATACGTTTCTTCAATGTAGAGTGAATTGATTAATTCGATTGGTAAAAATGCAAATCGGAATTCTAATAAATTTGTCTTTGTTTCACTTAGTACGTAATATTTATCATCGTCTTCTACCTTTAATGATTTCTTGCGAGGGCTCTTATAGCAACATGGGAAATTTCCAGACTTTGTAAAACCAGGATACGATAATGCTTTGTCTCGTTTTATTACAGTAAATTCCCGAATACTATCTGTGTCGGATTCTCGGATCTTTCCTTTGCATTTAGGGCATTTTAGAATACCATCCGCCTTATCAAGTTGTTTCTCCTGCAAGGGTATATTGTCGCGAACACACCAATATTCCGGACAAATCACACTTCCTTTAGGATCTTCTAACGGCATTAGCTTTTCATCATTCAAATATGTTGTTGGATCATATTCTGTGTTAGTCAATCGTTCAAAGTCAGTATCTGTCAAAATAATCGGCTGATGTTTATGTTCACACTTTTTAGGAAACACTGGAGTATCGAACGTCTTAGGATCAAATGCACGTAACCGTTCGTTGAAATAACTATACTTTGCATCCTGTTTTCTAGTTGAACTCTTTGTTTGTGTCACGACGGTTGTAGTATCATCTGATTGTTCTTCTTCTAGGTAATTGAATAGATCACCATAGTCTTGTGTTACCTCAATCGTGGGTTCAACCAATGATTTCACATCTACAGTTTCCATTCGCTTCGGGCATATTTTATCAAGTTCATCTGATTTAGAAGTCGAAAGAATAAACCGAAGGAGATTTGCATACTTAACAGCTAACTCTAGTTTACCAACAGATGAAAATAATACATATTCGGGTTCAAAATATAGCAAGGGATATCCACGGAATGAACGATCAGCAAGTGAAGGATTCTCTGCTAGTTTGTCATCAAGTTGTCTTAATAGTTTAGTTGCTTCCTCTGCCGTGATACTTAACTCGGTTTGAACATCTTGTGTGCTTAAAAATCCCTGTTGTGTTCGCATCTGTAAAAGTTTGATATCAATTGCACTAATATTATCTGCAGTGTGATCTGTTCGTAGCAAGCGAAATGTATCCGGCTTATCCATTACACCAAAAAATGAAGACACACAGTTGAAACGTCTTAGATCAAGTTCATCATCAATAGGTGTTTTGTATTTAACTAAAATCGATAAATCATCTAGAACCCATCTGTCAAGATCCAAATCTGCAGCATCTGTGAAGCCTATAACGGCATCAAATGATAGAATCCATTCGTGCATGTCTCGCTTTAGTTGATCGAGTGTCTTTTTTGATTTCTTGTCTCGATATGTTGACAACACAATATCAGAAGATGTTATCGATATACGATCAAAATTCTCTTTAGATGTTCCACGATACATTAACAACGTTGGACGATTACGCTGCGGTTTTGTTGCATTAACCCAGCTTTTTACTAATGCAATATCTACAACCGGTGCCTTATTTTTAGTGTCTTCTGTATAAAATTTATGGCGATTTGTTTCAGTTCTTGATGTAAAAAATTGAACATATGGAACATCGGGAGATACAGTCAACCCATAAAAAATTTGTTCAAACCGAGTACGAATTGCAGAACCAAAATCAGTTGTTACAAATGGTATGATGAAACGTGTTCTCTTTATTGAAACAGATTCTTCTTGAACAACATCTAGATGTAGCAAATCATTTAATAGTTTACTATTTTTTAAAAGCAGATTCACACTTTCTCCTGAAAGTCTAGCAGGTGTAGACGCTTGTAGAAAGGGGTAATATGCTCTCGTTACATGTTCATCTTTTTCGCTATATACTTTAACTAAAAAATCTGTAATATCATCTGTCGAATAAAATGAATACAATAAACTCTTTAGCTCTCCAATTGGTAACGTTGTAGATGATATCTTTGCAGATGATTGATCCTTTACGATAAAAGGTAAAATATAGGATCTTGCTTCTTCAACTCCCAATATACGATATTCGACAAAATCATCTTCTGGCATAAACAATTTTGAAAGATTTTCAGGGACAGCTAACCAATCAACGCGATCATATGATTCAAACGGAATTGACAGAGCAGGAACACGATACTGACGCTGATACTCGTTAAATTGCTCCTTCTGAATTGGTTGACCGTTATACGATATACGATCAAATAGAGCCTCCCAGCGACGAGGATCTTTTGTATAATAATCTTTTGGTAACTTTACACCAACAAGAACAAATAAACGGTTTGGATGAACATCTAATGCAATGCCAATTTGCTGACGAACTGTTTCAATCATGTCGTCTTCAAAAAATGAAACATTAAATCTTTCTTTTGTATCAAAATTGACAACTCGCCGTTGTAACATCTTATTTATTAGAGCGGAGAATCTGTGATGGTCATTCCGCAGTACGTAGTCGGTGACCGTGAATAATTAACCTGCTTATAGATTCCTACTTGAATACCATCTTGCAATAAACGTCTAAAGTTGGTCCAAAATTCTGGAGTATGTCCAACTGTTGTCGTCATTAGGTGAGCCATTTCATGTAAAATAACAAACATAATCGTATTCTCATCTACTAGTTTTTTTGTTGACTTATCACGTAAGCATACGACTATCTTTTCACCTTTATTTTCAGAATATGACGTACTATCTGCATCCAAGTCATTTTCAATCATATTAGAAGGATTGAATCGATCAACCATTACTTTCACACGAGGATCGGCCATCGAAGCAGGATCAGATTTGTAATGTTCAATTAACGAATCTAAATTCGATCGTATTTTTGCCATTAAGTCGGCTGCTCCCTGTTTATCCGGTAGATTCTGAACATGATAGGTGTTTCCATCGCTCATGCTTCGAACTTGTGTTGTATTTGTTGGACCTCGTGACGACAGAAGTGCCAGAGCAACTCCTGAACCTACTAAAGCTGCAGGCCACATTATTAAGTACTAAGTTTGAAATTCTATACATGTTCTCACGCCTCTAGGCCACGCTTGAACGGGTTAGCCTCGATCGTCGTGTTCACGAAGGGACCTACCTTGACCTGCGGGTTAGGCGTCTCAGAACGGACATCCCAAGAGGCATTTCGGTTCGTCTGCGATACACCGGCGATGGCCGTATTGGTGTGGTAACCGGCGTCAAGGAAGTTCTGGCCCTTAAGATCACCTAGAGATGCAGGGTTCACGGCAGCCCACGAGGCACCTAGACCACCCTTCGGGAGTAGTTCATCGGCACTTAGGGTAGACTCAGAGTACGTTGACTGAGAGGACGGGTGGCGAGCCTGTAGCGACTCAGACGGCTGGGCGTTAGAGCCGCCACCGTGAGCAGCCTTAGGGAACGGACCAGAATCCGAAGACGGGCCTGACACACCTAGCTTCTGGCCAAATACCTCCATACCTTCGCCCATGAAAGACTTACCAGATGAGTAGGTTGACATTAAGTAAGCTACAACAACAATACCCCCTAGAACGAGGGCGAGACGAGTCTGGGACGATTGAAGCTTCATTACGTTTATATCCAAACAAAGACAAAAGTTTAGAAAAAGGAAGATACGCATTTTGGGACGATTCAAATTTATAGAAATAGATAAGGGATGGAGGCAATTATTTTTGCTGTTGTCACAACTACTTCTATACTAGCAACGTTGTACCTGTTTAGTATGAGTCAAATTGGGTTCCTCAAGAAAAATTGGGTTCAATATCGTTGCAATCCGATCTATATGCCGATGGCAGGACTTGTTGGTCAAGACATTGTGAAAAATTTTACACAATGTACCATGAAAGGGTTTCATGATTATACTGGTTTTGTAATGGATCCCGTTATGGCCGAAGTCAGTGTGATCACGGACAGTGTATCTGAAATAGCAGATGGAATGGATGAAATGCGTAGTATGATGGGTAGTGTTCGTGGCGGGTTTTTAGGTATACTTGGAACTGTTTTTGGAAAAATTCAAAATGTTATGAGTCAGACACAATATATAGTTATCCGTATGCGAACACTGATGGCTCGAATTGTAGGTGTTCTCATGTCGTTCGTATACGTATTCTACGGTGGAATGGAAACAGGTTCCGCTGTAATGAATGGTCCTATTGGTAAAACGGTTGAAATGTTATAAGAGTAAGAAATAATGTGGCTGTTCGTTCTATTACCAATTTTTGCAATAGCAACGGCTATGGTTTTCCATGCCAGCTATTCCATTGATAAGGTCAAATCAGAATGGATTCAATATCGTTGCAACCCAATGTATATGCCATTTGCAGAAATGATAAACCCAAATGTTACAGTTTCTGAGAACTTTCAGTACTGTATGGGTCAGATGAGTGGCGAGGTTATAAAAATACCAATCGATGCTGTTCATGCGATAACGAGCACGGCCACTGAATCAATTTCTGAAATGGCAGGACCTCTTGATTTATTTCGTGTGATGTTTAGTCGTCTGCGAATGTTTATGTTGAGCTTTACATCTACAACGCTTGGTAAAGTTTCTAATTCTTCAAGTGTTTTTGTTGGATATCTAATTAAGATTCGTGATATTCTGCAACGTTTCGGCGGTCAAGGATACATTGCGTCATATTTAGCATACGTTGGTATATCATTTATTGAAGCGTTCGTTACACTATGCATTTCGGTTATTAAAGGGTTTGTCTATGCAATGTTGTGTATCGCAATTGTACTTGCTTTGTTTCAACCTGAAATTTTGGCGTTAGTTCTTGTGATGGCATCTATGTTGGCAGCTGCAGGAGCGTAAAAAAATCGTATGAATTCAATAAGTAAAGAATGATTGGTAAAACCGAACTTGTTCTAGCATTTTTTGTCGCAGCCGTCCTTGCTGGGCTCTTTATGAAGTACGGGTCTAGTTCACCGGTAGCTGCTCGCGAGCATTTTATGCAACAGGATGTTGGCATGCCTCTAGCTGCTGGCGGCATTGGTCCTTATGATGGTGTAAGTATAGCTGGTGCTGCCGGTTGGATGCAGACTGAACCCACGGAAGCTGGTGGAGCTGCTCCGGCGGGATCATCGAGTGATCCGAATAAGCTAATGTATCTTGTAGGTAACAAGGTCGATAGTAGCTGCTGCCCTGCCGCTTTCAACACAGACACTGGCTGTGTATGTTTGACGGATGATCAGAAGGACTTTATGGCTGCGCGCGGTGGCAATAAGGTATAAACTTAAACACAATGTATAAATAATAATCTAATGGACACCCAAAAGATATTTACCGATTTCCTAAATGACTTAAAATCGTCGTTTTCCGGTTTCAAGTCAATTGGTGAAGTAGATGTCGAAAAAACGGTAAAAGAACTTGAAGTTTTTTATCCTGATTCTCTTCAGGTTATTCAGAAAGATGCTGTTTTCTTTGAATCTCCTCGAATTGTATTTGGCATAGATCTTTCAACTATCTGGGACACAACTGAAGATACGTCCGCTACTATTTGGAAACATCTTCAGCTTTGTATGGTTGCTTCATTTCTCCACGGAGATATGAAGAGTAAAATGGGCACTATTATGGAACTTGCGAAAACAATGCTGGGTGATCAGGGTGGTGCTATTTCTAAACTATTCGAAGATGAATCATCTGAAAGTAATCTTAAAGGAATTATTGATTATGTACTGGAGACCCGAATTGCTAAGCTATTCCTGTCACTTGTTGAACAATTTGATGTCAGCGAATTTGACATAAATATTGAAAATCCTCAGCAGTTGATGGAGATGATTCAGGACCCCGAGAATCCTATGATTAAGAAGATGATCGCTAAAGTTCAGGGTCTCGTTCATGAAAAACTACAACGTGGCGAGATAACTAAGGAGCAAATTGTGTCTGAAATTGAGCAGATCAAATCAAAGGTTATGCTATCATTTGGAGATGTATTCAACGATATGCTAGGACTAGGTAGCAAAAAGGATAAGGGATCTCGTCCGGTACTCAATACACCTCAAGCTCGTGCTCAATATAGACGCGATCGTCTACGCATGAAACTTCAAGAAAAATACAAGAAGTAGAAAACCTCACCGTAAAAATAAGATGACAGAACAAATTTGGTTCAAAGATCCGGCGATCCTTTTTACACAAGCAACGTGGAACCGGTTTGTTCCTACAGCTAGCATGACAACCGCGGAGTCACTGAATGCAGTAGTTCGTTTTACAGTATACTTTTCGGTACTTCTGTTTCTGTCTACGGGTATCAATGCATACGTACTTGCTATACCTGCTGTAATGGTTCTAACAGTTGCACTCTATAGTCTTTTTCCTAATGGAAAGACGATAGAGTCATTTACTGTTCGTCCTCCGAAGGTTACGGGCAAATATACGATGCCTACAGATCAAAATCCGTTCATGAATGTTTTACTAACGGAAATAAATGATAACCCTGATCGTGAGGACGCGGCCCCGATTAGTCGCAAGGATGTAAAGAAGGCTGTCGAGCAGAGTTTCAAGCATACGAATGATGTATTCATGGACACTACAGATGTATTTGATCAGACGCAGGCTATGCGTACGTTTCATACGCTACAGTCTGCTAAGGTTCCCAATGATCAAGATGGATTCTTACGTTGGATGACGAAGGGTTTTGATGAGCCGGATTATTCATCTGCTTTTCCTGCTCGCGGAGCCAAAATATTAAGTGAAGGATTTGTTCAGCAGAAGACGCTACTTACGACTCTTCCGAACGGTACGACGCCGCGTCTTACGGGAACGAGTACGTCTGCGGCGACCTCCGGATTTACCGCCAAGTAACTTCTTCTTTAGTTCAGCCTTATCTGTTACAGCGCCATCAATACGGCTTGCAATTTTTCCATCCTTAACGACAACCATTGTAGGAAATCCAGTAATACCTAGCGAATCAGGAGTATTATCAGATGACACATTCTCCATCTCCATGATACCATCGTTAGCTACTTCGTCCCATACGGGTTTGGTAGCAATACAATGACCACACGAACGCATGAAAAAAAGAATAGCTACAGGGCCCTTCGACTTCAATCGCTCTTCTACTTCCTTTTTGGTCTTAATCGTTTTTACGTCGTCTTTGATCTCATCCATTTATCATCATGCTTCGTTAAAAAAACGTAGATAGAAGTAAAATGTCATC